CCCCTACGACCCCTCCTTTTTATTTTGAGGGGAACCAAGGTTCCCCTACGACCCCTCCTTTTTATTTTGAGGAGCTTATTACCCTCTCCTTTTTATTTTGAGGAGCATAAGACAATCTGAATCCAAGGTTCACTCCTTTTTATTTGGGGGCAATCTGAATCCAAGGTTCACTCCTTTTTATTTTGAGGGGAATAAGAGAATCTGAATCCAAGGATAACCCATTCTTTATATTTTGTGAAGCTGAATTCAAATTTTCCTATAAAAAAATTGACATCATTTCATATTGTATAAATCATTTTACAAAATCGAAAAGCATTATTACTATGGGTATTCGTTATTTGAATCGTTTCTTTCGAGATCATGCTGCTAATGGTATGAAAATAATATCGCTTGCAGAATTATCAGGTAAAAAACTCGCAATAGATATCAGTATTTATATGCACAAATATGCTGCAGAAGATACTTTAATTGAAAGTATGTATGCAATGTTATCAATATTTCGTCATTATAGCATAACTCCCATCTTTGTCTTTGACGGCAAACCTCCTGCTGAAAAAAAGGAACTACTTTTGAAGCGACGCGAAGACAGGAAGGATGCCTTAACTGAATATGATAAATTGAAGCTTTGTCTGGAAAATAATGATGTCATGGATGATAGTGAAAAACAAGAAATCATAGGTCAAATGGATTCATTAAAGAGAAGTTTTGTGCAAATTAAGAAAAATGACATAGAACTAGTAAAAAGCTTGATTAGAGCTTATGGTGCGACTTATTATGACGCACCTGGGGAGGCAGATGAGTTATGTGCATATTTAACAATTAAGGGTAAAGTAACCGCTACATTGAGCGAAGATATGGATATGTTTGTGTATGGCTGTCCAATTGTGATAAGATATTTAAGTCTATTAAAACATAATGCTGTTTTATATGATTTAAAGAGTATTTTAAGTCAATTAGGTATTACGCAACAAGAGTTGAGGGAAATTTGTATATTATCTGGTACGGATTATAATATAATGAATGACGCAAGTGATAATAATCATCACAATTTGCATGCTACATTGAAATATTTTAAGAAATACTTAAAAGATAGAAAGAATAACAAAAATTCATCTAACGATGGTTTTTACAATTGGTTAGTCATGAATACTGAATATATTGAGGATTATGACTTGCTTACTAAGATTTATGACATGTTTGACTTGAAAAATGCAAAAGTTCAAGTAATCGATCATATTCGCATTGTAAATGGTCCAATTATAAAAGAAGAAATTGTTGCAATTTTAGTAAGAGATGGATTTATATTTCCTTGTGTATAAAGCTAACAAACGAAAAATATAAATAATAAGTTTTTTATTTACTTTGTATAAAAATTATGTAGTCTTTATAGACTATATAATTTATTTTTTTCCACTTTTAATCCACTTTTAAAAAAAGTGGAGCAAAACTCTTTATCCACTTTTAAAAAAAGGTGATGGTTTGGCTCCACCTTTACAAAGGTGGATTTCAAAGGTGGATTTAAGAAAAGGTGATGGTTTGGCTCCACCTTTACAAAGGTGGATTACAAAGGTGGATTTCAAAGGTGATGGTTTGGCTCCACCTTTACAAAGGTGGATGGATTTAAGCAGTAGCAGTAGTCTCCTTCACAGCCTTGGCAAAGTGAGGGGACATGTACTTCTGAAGATTGAAATAAGTGAGCTCATCACCCGACTTAAGCTTCAAAAGGGCAGCAAGCTTCTTGTCAGGGTTAATCTTGCGACCATTGTCCTTATCCTGAAGCTTGTTTGCACGAATGTAGGTGTTAATATCGCGAGTGACATCAGTGCGAGCCATCTCAGATCCCTTGTCCTTTCCAAGGAAAGAAGCAAGCTCGTCAGAGATCTTGGTGGGCTTGACAAATCCAGAAGGAGCGCGGTTTCCGGCCTTGCGCTTGCGGCGGTTAGTCTGCTTCTGGGCCGACTTCACCTCACGAGACCACTTCTTCTCGAGGGCTCTGTACTCGGTCTTGAGGGCAGAAATAGCAACGCTAAGCTGCTGAAGCTTAGCCAAAAATTCGACAGACTGCTCAGCAAGAGGAGTCTCGTCTTGGAGATCCTGAACAACAGGAACAACAACCTCAACAGAGTCTCCCTTAGGAGCCTTGGTCTTCTTCTCCTTCTTCTCAACAACAGGGGCAGTAGTAGCAACGACTGATTCAGTCTCAGGCTTAGTAGATGGTTTCTTGGGCATCTTATACTATATACTAATAACTACTTTTTAAGTGATTTTAGGCTTATAATATATATTGTTACGATAATATGTAATAAAAAAATTAGGATTGCGTTTTTCTCAAATTTTTTTTAAAAATTATAAAATTAAAAGTGTTCGAAACTTTGATAAAGCCACGGCAAAGATGTAGCAGCATCTGAATTCACTAATGTTAAAGCACCCAGTATATATGTTGCTCCTAAAGCTTTACTATCTTGATTTGCACCGCTATTTACCAATTTTTCCAACACTTCCAAGATGCTTTTTTTCACATAAGAAATATTTTCTTCTGTATGCAAATATTGTATATTTACATTTCGGAAAGGATCCCCATGGGGAGGACATATATTTCTTTTCACTTCACTTGAAAGTTGCGCACGATAACTCCAAATATCTATCAATTCTCGCACAAATCTTATTAACTGATGTCTATTCAAAGAGAGAAACCAATTTGAATTTGAATAATTACCAAGTGCATCTATGCTTTGAAATAAATGTAATGCTCTAAATTCGATTGCTTTTTCAAAAGACACATTTTGACTATCATCTTCATAATTCATTTGTATTTTTATCTTGAAAATTTTATTCAACTTTATAATAGAACGAATCGCTTTGATTACACTTTCGGGGAATATTTTTCTATTGTATGGGTTGCTAATATTATTGAGATTATTCGATTTTATATACAAATTATGGAGAGAAACAATATCAAACCCATAAATAAAACCATCACTATCTTTATAGCTTAAAAACTGATAAAAATGTATTTCTTCAAGCGGCTCCATCGTAACAAAATCTGACGTATTGGTACATATTTTCCTATTCATACATGCAGGGCCATGTAATTCCTTGTATTTTTTAACAAGAAAACGGCGAAAATTCTTTTGAATTTTTATAATATAAGACGAAAAATATAAGAAAAAAAATATTCTCGAAACCAATTGTGGTTTATTACCGCTAATTTTTAATTTATATTCTTTGGCAATCATTTTTAATTGATTTAAATTATAATTGTATTGCACAATGTTTTCATAATGTTGTATAGTAGGTATAATTATATTATCGTCTTTGATTTTTATTGGTTTTAAGAATGAAGGCATAGATTTTATACTTTTTTCACAAAGCTTATCTAGATATTCTTCCATTGCATCTTTTTGTTTCGGTTTAGTTAGTAAAGGCTCCATATATATATACTATATTCTTTTCTTTTTAATCGGATTTTTTATATTATAATATATTTTTTATATAATTTTTTAAAATGCTTATCATAATTGGTGTTGTGTATGTATTGCTGACAGGTATTTATGCTCATTTTATATCTTAAAAAAAAATTGATTTAAAGATAACCCATTTATATAAAGTACATTAGAGATGGCAAGCGCAATTCTAGACGGAACCAATATTGATACCAGTGTATTTTCCTACTCAGCTCCAAAGGCCAATCCGGCTGGAGGAAAGGTAGTGAATTTGTATAATAAGAATTATAAGGAGTATCTTACTTTTAGCACACCATTAATCCTGACATGGGGTGCTCAAGAGGGCAAGGATCAGCAGGGAAATTTGACCGGAAAGTGGACCATGTCGTTGCAGTTTCCTAATTCGGAATATTCAAATGCGGATTGCGAGGCATTTTTGAGAGAAATTAAGAAGGTCGAGACCAAGATTAAGGAAGATGCTATTGTGTATTCGAAGGACTGGTTTGGCAAGGAGATCAAGAGCATGGAAGTCATGGAGGAAAAGTTCAATGTAATGCTTCGCTATCCTAAGCTAGAGAAGGGTAAGGATGCTTTAGATCTGTCGAAGCCTCCAACCCTTACTGCAAAGCTGCCATGCTGGAAGGGTGTTTGGCAACCAGAAATTTATGACGAGGAAGGTACTCCTTTGTATGTGAAGGGTAAGACGCCTGCGCATGTGACTCCGCTAGAATTCTTGAAGCCGAAGACTCATGTCATTTGTCTATTACAATGTGGCGGTTTATGGTTCGTGAATGGCAAGGTATCGATTACCTGGAATTTGAAGCAAGCGATTGTACAGAAGCCAAAGACTTCCACGATTACAGAGGGGGTTTGCTTCTTAAAGCCGAAGGCAGAAGATGTACAGCGTCTTAAGTCATTGCCACCTCCTGAAGATGATATTGATCCAGATGGCGGTGTTGTTAGCACAATTGTAGAGGATTCGGACGACGACGAAGACCGCGAACTACCGCCTCCTCCAGTACCAGTACAAGTACCAGTACCAGTACCAGTAGAAGAGGAGCCCAAGAAGAAGAAGATAGTTTCAAAGAAGAAGGTTTCAGTAGAGGAGTAGATAGGTAAAAGTAGATAGGTAAAAGTAAATAAATAATATTTTTTATTAGTATATAAATAAATAATATTATAATACTAAAAATGAATCAATTAGCTAGCGACGATTCTTTTATAAATATATATAATTTTATTTCTGACAAGGAAATCAAAATTTACGACAAGACAATGGATATGTTAGATATTATCAATGAATATTTAGAAAAGAAAAAAGGAGAGCAATCTTTTTTTTTAGTGGATTTAGGGGATATTATACGACAATACCATAGATGGAAAAAATTGTTGCCAAAAATAACGCCTTATTATGCTATAAAATGCAATCCATCTCCCATCATTATAGAACTTTTGAATAAATTAGGATGTTGCTTTGATTGTGCTAGTCAACAAGAAATTTTAAAAACTATTCATCTTGGCGTGGATCCCAAAAATATTATATTTGCAAATCCATGTAAACCAGTAGATTTTATAAAATTCTCTCGATCCAATGACGTGGATGTACTAGTGATTGATTCTTTTTATGAATTATATAAAATAAAATTATATCATCCTGAAGCCAAATTATTGGTAAGAATACAAACAGATGATTCCAAATCGAAATGCAAATTTAATTGCAAGTTCGGTGTAGAAGTAAGTGAAGTAAAAGCTATTCTTGAATTAGGAAAAGTCCTTCAATTGAATATTATTGGAGTTAGTTTTCATGTAGGAAGTGGATGTGAAGATGCATCCGTTTATAAAACTGCCATAAGTGATTGCAAAAATGTATTTCAAATTGCCAAAAATTTGGATATTCATATGAACATCATAGATATTGGTGGTGGGTTTCCAGGAACAGATGACGGAAAAGTGCAATTCGAACAAATGGCAGAAACCATAAATGCTACCATAGATGAATTGTTTAATGAATCTGAACAAGAAAAAATCAAATTTATTGCAGAACCGGGGCGATATTTTGTAGCATCTTCACATACTATTGTTTGTTCTATTATAAATAAAAAAGAAAAATTAGATCCAGAAACAGGCGAAAAATTAATAACTTATTATATTTCTGATGGTGTATACAAAAGTTTTTCCAATATTATTTTCGACTATGCTTGCCCCGAATTTATTCCCTTTAATGAAAGAAATGAAAAAACATTTCAGAGTATTTTATATGGAGAATCATGTGATAGTTTAGATATTATTTCCAAAAATTGTCAATTACCTTCTCTCGCCATTGGAGAAAGCATTGTCGTGAAAAATATGGGAGCTTATACTATTGCAAGTTCTACAGAATTCAATGGATTTACAAAAGCAGAATTGTATTATATTTTAACATAACCTCATCTCCTTTTTTATCTGTAGAGACATTATCAACAACCGAAAATGTCGATGAAGATGATCTCACCAAATAAAATATAAAATGTAATTTGTAAAAAATCTAAGTAAATTGAATATGTACAAGAATATCCGCTTTGTCGGATACATGATACATGTCTTTTTTTATTTTAGATAATCCGGCATTTTTTATTTTATAAATTTGTGTTTTCTTCATATACAATTCAGACAATGGAATTTTAAAAACTTTTTCACCTACATTTACATATAAAGATTCATTTTCTTGTATCATTGAATACAACTCTGATTGCAGTGTTAGACTATAATCTACGCAAATATTATTGTCGTCGTCGATTGTAATATGATCTGGTAATTCTGGCTCACAAAATACTATAATTTCTTTTGTTTCTTTCTCTTCTTTCCCTTCTTTCTCTCCTTTCCCTTCTTTCCCACATTCAAAATAACATTCATGATGCCATAATGGCACTAAAAAGAGTTCATTTTCTATATGTAATTTGTATACATTATTGTTCATAAGATCAGTTATACTTGGATTCAATTTATAGATCTGAACATCATCATATTTTTTCTCTACTATTTCTCTAATTTGATTCAAAAGATCTATACTCAAATGAAGTGTAGATCTGTACGTAGAGAGAAATGTATAAATATTAAGTGCAACATCCTTGTCTAATTCGTCAAAAACTTTTACCGCTTGACTCTTCCCAGCATCCAAAATATCATTCACTATTTTAGTCAAAAGTTCATTATAAGATCCAGCAAACATGGTCTTTATAAATTCTTTCAAAATGTCAACATAGAGAGAAGATTCTGTATCTGTATCTGTATCTGTATCTGTATCTGTATCTTCTATAGGTATAGAATTCAATTCTCTCTTTAAGAAATCATAGGCTTCATTTATTTTTTTAAATTTGTCATTGGATTCTATTGAATTACCATTTTTGTCTGGATGATTTTTTAAGGCCATTTTTCTATATTGTTTCTTTAAGTAGTCATCTGTTATATTCACTTCTGAAAAATCTATTTCTAATATTATAAAGGCTTCTTTATAATTCATCTTCTATGTATGTATGTATTTGACAGACTTTAAGTATTTTATATTATTGAATGTAAAATACTTCTTAACATTTACGATATTAAAATCTTGCAATATATTATAATGGCGATTCATACAAGTGCTATTACTTATTCTAGAGGTATACCAAAAGATTACCATAATTTTTACTTTGTTGCTCAAGCAAATAATACCATCATTCAACCCATGTCTCTCTATTTGAGAGGATACCAATTTTATAATAGAAACATTACAAATGCAACGAGTGGTCGTCGTGCTTTAGTGTGGAATCATTAAAACCATGTATAGATCCCGCTAAAGAAAGCAAGTAATTTTCCACGTGATAGATGGGTCTATAATTGTTGTTGTAATATTGTAAGAAACTATATGTTTTTATTAATATGCCAGACAATTGTTGTTTGTTTATTTTCTTTTCTTCAATCAAGGTAGAGAGAATGTACCAAATACATTCAGCAATGTTTAAGTTATAAATAAAAATATCATACAAAATATCTCTAAATTTTAAAAATTGCATATCATGAATGTTTGTCAAGTTTTTTAATATTTTATTGCATATAATTTTGTGTTGCAACATTAAATCTTCGTTGTATGCATGCAAAATCTTCATATTTGTTATATTCGATGTTTTTAAATTGCTGGGCAACTTTTCACAAATACATTTTACATAAGCAGTTTTTGTAGGTCTACTTATGTTGATAATTTCACAACAATTTAATATATTGTCTGGAATAAAACTCATCTCTTCTGTTAATAAAATAAATTTTAAATCTATGATGGATGTATTGTTCTTTTGCATATAACTATAAAAGTTTTCCAATAATTCGCTATGAATGTCCTGAAAATATTTACAAACAATGATGCCAGATTTATCTACTTTAGCAGATATAATGTCTACAATTTGCTGATAAATATCATGCCAAAGGAGCTTGGAATTACAGCCTAAGAGAGACATATCAATTTCATAATGTATATCGCTAATTTTAAAAAAATATTGCTGCTTATTAAATGTCAAACTTATTTTTTTTTCGTATTTTAATTCAGTTGGGCTATATTTTTTGATAGATGTCAACATTTGCGTATATTTCCCGGTGCCACTTGGGCCATAGTAAATAATATTTTTTAAATCTTGTATATTTTTGGGGAATTTTTTGAAAACTTTTTCCAGTTTTGGATGCAAATTGCATCGATAATTTTCATTTATATATTCTTCAAAATGAGTTTCATAAAACTTCATAGTAATTATTGTTATATAATATTCTTTATTTAAACGGATGTAAAATTAGAATATAAAAGAGAATGAAAACATCCAATTAAAAGAAATCTTACTTAAAAACAAATTGAAATATATAATTAGTTACTATGAACATAGTTAAAAGAATTGATCAATATGATGAAAATAATGTGTATTTTTGCGAACCTATTAAAAACAATATTATGAATGATGGAAGTTTTATAAGATTGTTATATTCAGCGGATAAATTTACATTGAATGGCATTTATTTATTTATTTCTTTTTCTGATATTACATGTGAAAAATATTATTTAAAATACAGATGTTCTTTCAATGTTTCAAATCATAAAGAAATGATTGATCATTTAAAAATCATCGAAGAAGACATCTTAAAAAAATGTGATATTAAAGAAAAAATGCCTCAATATAAAATATATGAGCAATTAAAGAATGGCAATATTAAAATATTTTCCGATATTGGTAACAAAAATCAGGCATCTTTTATTTTGAAAATATCTGGCATTTGGGAAACACAAATAAATTATGGACTCACCTATAAATTTATAAAAATAAATTCATAATTATTTTACAAAAATATAACAATGTCAATAAGGCTGGGAAAAAACAAAACCAGTATACTATTATATTTATAATTATTCTCTCTGAATGTATTTTATCATGTTCTATTTCTAGAGACAATTGAAGATTCTTTTTATTATTATAAAATATTAAAACAACATAATCTCGTATATAATGATTAAATGTATTTTCATATTCAACTTCAAAATATTTAAAAATTTTTTTATATTCTCTCGTTGTTCTTACATAATCTCCGTTTTCACAAATTTCTGTAATTAAATAAGTTGCCATATTGGTATCTCTTTTTGGTTCACGAATAATAATTTGACCATCTTTTTTTAATATTCTTTGCAATTCTGGTAATATATTTTTAATAACCGAATCACTTATATGATGCAAACAATCATTAAACAATATATATTGAAATGTATTGTCATTAAATGGTAAAAACGTTTGATTTTGCATTATGTGCAAAAAATTCTTTGTAGGATACATTTTTTTTGCTTGTATAATTCGCGTTTCATCAATATCAATTCCTACATATCCCTTATCAAAAAAATCACTTATAATGCCAGGTCCGCAGCCAAAATCTAATACAATTGCATTTTTATCTACAATATTGTTCATATTGTTGTAAAATAAATTCAGTTCAACATCTTTGCAAAATAAATAATAAAAATATCCTATATTTATGTAGTTATTATAAGCTTCATTACATAAAACACGATTGATAAAAATCAAAATCAATATAGATAAATAAAATACTAAAGAGAAGTAAATAAAAAACATTATTCTATTTAATAATGTTTTATATAATGTTTTTAAAATGATTTTATTATATTTTTAAAATAGGCACTTCAAATCCATCTGTTGTAAAGTATTTCAATATAACTCTGGTAATATTTGTGGAAATGCCAGATAATACAGCCATTAATAAAAGCGCACCAGATGTAATTTTTTGCACGCCATTTTTATCAAAGTTTGCATCAGACACTGCAGAATAAATGGTAAACAATTGAATGATTAATAAATAAATAGTAACGTTATTAAATGCATTGTATCCGCTAGAAACACGCCCTTCTTTTATAATTTCATAATATTTCATACTAAAATACATTAAAGAACCTGCAACTGACATCATTATTGCAAATGGTAATATATTTATGATAATATTTGACATAGAATCGGTATTTTTTGTCATTATATTGTTTAAAATAATTATCAAAATTAACATAATTGATAATATAAAAAACCCATATCCTACTTGAAAACTAGAGAGAGATGTGACTCCTGTAGTTCCCATTCCTAGCATAAATGCGATTCCAGATGTAATTATGGTTCCTTTATAAAATGCAGCATATAATTCTTTTGGCATTGAATATATATTATATATATATTTATAAAAATATATTCATCTATTTGCTGATTTTTTGAGTTCATCAATTTCTTGTTGCATTTTATTTATTTTTAATACTAATAAAGGAACCATTTCCATATAATTCAATGTTTTGATTCCGGATGGATTTTCTTTTACTAATTGAGGATATATTTGCTCCACTTCTTGTGCTATAAATCCATAATGTTTTTCAGATGCATCTTGAGTCTTGTAATTAAATGTTTTGGGTTCTAAATTTTCAAAATTGGCTATGTCTGTTTCTGACATGGCAACTATATTGTCTTTTATTTTTTTATCAGATGGAACTATAAATGCATTTGCGTAAACATTGCCGTTTACATATAAATTGTTATTTATATAGACTGGCACATTACTATTTGCAGGAGTTTGCACTTGTGTACCACTAGATAAAGTTTGGGTATCAGAAATTAATTTTTTATATACCCAAGTTGCTTGACTAGGTGAACCTGGCAAAAATTGTTTTATATTTTGATGAGTATCTGGAGATTTAGCACCATAATTTGCAATTCCATCGGTAGCCATTATATATATAGTATTATGTTTTTATATCAAAAACAAAACAAAAACAAAAACAAAACAAAAACAAAAACAAAAACAAACAAAAACAAAAACAAAACAAATAAAACAAAAACAAATATATAAAAAATAATATATAGAAAAAATTCTTAATATATATTATGTCAGAATATCCAATGCCTCCAATGTCTAAAGTATTTAATACA